CTCTCCATCCTGCATATGCTCCCTTGAAATAATTGATATTGACGTTATTGACATACCAATACTTACTTGCGGCAGCTGTAGTATCGGCACCAGCGGTATCATAACCTCCTACTGCAGGCATAGCTTTGAAGAGAAATTGACAACGAGCCATATCGGTACCAACAGTCATTTGAGTAACGATTGATCTCCAATTACAAGAACGTTTAAGTAATTGTCTAATAGATGTATTACGTTCTCCATAAAAGATCTTTGGCTTTTCATCCTCATGAATTTGCACACCAGTAGTAACATCTACCATGTTGATTTCACCTTCTGGAGCATTTTCTTCATCAGGAGTTTCCTCCACAGCTGAATGTGCTTCTAGGTCAAACATCGAAAATGAAGCGCCATCATTACCAGATTGTGCAATTGGTGCATAAGGAAAAACTTCCATTCCTTCATGAGTTGGGTTAACAAGCTCAAAGTCATCACCAGCAGAAATAGATACCAATACTTTGATACCAGTTGTACCATCAGGCACAACTAGCTCATTAACAACACTGACAAAAAATATCCCATTGGCATTAGCACGAGCGGCTACTTCCGTTTCTGGTGCAGTTTGTGTATAAAAGGTGTGAGCATTTGCCTTATTGCAGAACAAATAGGGCATATCTTGTTGCCATTTAAAAGAAACTGTAAAATCTCGACCTTCTGACAAATCAATGATGGTATTGAAAGTAGTATTGTAAGGATCAGTAGAAATAGGGCCAGTAGGATCATAAATGATGGCAATTCTTCCACGATGGTATTGTGATGCAATAACTTGAAATCTATAATTCAACGTACCACTCCAGCCCTCATAGGCTCTACTAGCAAAAGAAAGGGAAGTAGGAATAATTATATGACCTCCAGTTACAACAGAACGTCTTTCAACCATTGGGTCAATATCACAAGCAAACAGAGTGGAAGCAACAGCATCAGTAACATCCCAAGAGAATTGAGTGACATAAGATTCTTTACGTGTTAAGAAACTTAATGCTAATTCATCTTCTGGGGGAAGATTGACTGTAGAAGGGTCAATTGTAATCTCTTGTTTACCTGTCACAGTTAACTTTTGAGACATATCCCCTCCCTCAGTCAAAGCCAAATGGGAAACTGGAGTGTTTCTCATGGGCTTTATATCTTCGAGAACCACTGGCTTGGAATACCCAAAGAAACGAGCAAATCCTGCAACAGCATTTGCTCCCATCTGAGTGGCTAAAGCCAAGGGTCCAATGACTGGTGCTTCAACCAATCTACCTGCAATAGCAGCAACTGTAGAAGCAGGTCCTGATATAACTCCCTCAGTTGTATACTCATCACCAGAATGAGCCTCAAGATCAAACATTTCGAATGAAAGATGACAGTCACCTGAAAGAGATACTGCATTATCTGTGGGAGCAGTCAATACAGCATTCGTGAGTTCTGCAAAAACAGTGATTGTTACAGAATCAGTCCCAGCATTAATTTGCACAAGACTAGCATAACTATCAATGTTCATAGTGCCAATATTGGCAGCAGAAACGTGTGCAGATGTTAGTGATAAGTAATTTTGAGGAACGAAAAATGGAATGCATAAGCATCCACTTTTACAAGTACTCACATTAAGGTTTAAATGTGGACGCTGAGATCTAGTAACCAATTGGGTATCGCCCCCAATTGTCACAGAAACAGCTCCACCATTCAAATACTGGTAACTTGCTAAAAGCATACCAGCATGAAAAGGAGTACCGTTAACATAAAATGTTACCTTTAAATCTCCTTTAACCAAATAATAATTTTGCAACTTGTTGGTTACAGCAGGATTGGCTAAAAAGAGATTCCAAGGGTCAAAATTATGAGCAAAATCAGCTCCAACAGCCCAGGTATAAGTAGCAATTTTGACTTTTCTTGAGAGAAAGTTGTTGATATCAGCATCAGCAGACACACCATCAGTGATTGATTGAATACGAGATGGCTCATCCACAACCATGCTATGCATACTGTTGTTAGCATGAACATTGGTTGTGGTCGCTGTCGTTGAAGAGTGGGCTTCTAAAGCAAAAATTGAGAAGTAAGGATTCTCAGCCTGGTGAGTTTTAAGATCTCCATCTAAAGTTAAACAATCCATGATGTCTAAATATAAAGGCGCGGAAGCCTGGTAGTAAAATGGTAATGTGTAAAATTGACTACATAGTACACATATGTGATTGAAGATCACACCACTTGTTGTATATATTT